GTTGCTGCAATGCAGTGCGGGCGCCGGTTCGTCGGCATTGAGATCGATCGAGACTATTTCGACATCGCGTGCCGGCGCATTCAAGACGCGTACGACCGCCCTGACCTTTACAGCGATCACATGGATGGTGAGCAGCTTTCGATGGTGGAGGCTGCTGAATGACCGAGCCAGCCTATCACTATACCGGGCCGATTCGGTTCGCTTCCGATGATCATGAGCTTTGGAAGCTGGTCCAACGCCGGCTAGGGCAGGGCTATTCCTTCGAGAGCATCGGCGCAGAAATCGGCTGTCCTGCCATGGAACTCGTGGAGTGGATGAACTGGGTCTATCAGCCGCCGAAGAAGAACAATTCGGCGCGATCGGCAGACGAAATCCTCCAGGACATTCACACGCAAAGCATCTGGGCACGGCCAGAGGATGAACGCCGCATGGCGATCTGGCGCAAGGCCAAAGACGGCGCCGCACAAGCACTGACGAGCCGGTCATGAGCCGTTGGTTCCGACACTACGCCGGGATGATGCGAGACGAGAAGCTAGTTGCGGTGGCCATCCGCGCCAAGCAGCCAGTGGAGCGCGTCGTCTGGGTGTGGGGCGCGATCCTCGAAAGCGCTGCGGAGATTGATGATGATGGGCGGTTTGAAGTCGATGCAGCCGAGGTCGCTTACTTTCTGCGAGCGGATGAGGCTGACATATGCGCTATTTTTGGCGCGCTTGCCGATGCCAACCGTGTGGCTTCCAGTCGTGTGGTCAAGTGGAGCGATCGCCAGTATCAGTCTGATAGCTCCAAAGAGCGCCAGGCTCGATATCGAGAGCGCAGACGGGCAGAAAACAGTCTCGGTGACGGTCAGCATCAAGCGAGTGACGTAACGAAAACGTCACGTGACGGCGATGTGACGCCGCAAGAGACAGAAACAGATACAGAGAAAAAAGAAGAACCTAACGGTTCTTCCAAAAAACGCGGCTCAAGGCTTCCGGCCGATTGGGTTCCTGACGTTGCGTTCGCTCTCTCGCTCGGCCTTTCGCAAGTCGATGTCGATCTCGAAGCCCAGAAGTTCCGCGAGTGGTGGCCGGCGCAGCCCGGCCAGAAGGGCGTGAAGCTCGATTGGGGGCTCACTTGGATGACCTGGTGCCGCAAGGCTCTGGCCGACCGATCGCGCTTCGCCCGCGGTTCACCGCCTCCTCAGCGCGCGCCCTCCCAAGCAGACGTATTCGCCTTCATCGCAAGGAAATCCAGCAATGACCCAGGACAGGAACACGAGGATCGCGGAAGCGTTCGACCTGCTCTTTCGGACCTATCAGCAGGGTGACCATTCCGCCGACCCCGGCGACCTTGCCCGTGAACGGCTGGCCAAGGCGAAGGTCTATTTCGAGGCGGTGGCAATCTACGAAGCGCAGGATGTCGAGGCGGCTGTTGCCGACTTCCTGAGCGGTTCGGTGCCAGGCCACAACCCAGCATTCGTTCCCACGGCGCCGCAGGTTGGCAGCGCCACGCGCCGGGCCATGGAGCGCCGCACAGAAAGGCTTGCGCGAGAAAAGGCCCTGCGTCCGCGCCTGCCGCCCCCTGATGTCGAGAAGACGCCAGAAAGCCGCGCCCGCGTCAAAGCGATGATCGACCAGATGCAGGCGAGCTTCGCAGATGCCCACCGGACGGAAGATGCCGCCGCAGCCAAGCGCAAATATGACCGTATGGTCGGGGCCAACGCCAGGTTTCTCGATGAACGCGACGAAGACGCCATGCGCGAACGCCTCGGCTACTCCGTTGGCGACCGTGACGGTGAGGCGGCAGCATGAAGTTCTCCCGCCCCAAGCTCCCCCAGATCGGAGACTTGCCACCCGATCAATCCCAATCCCTTTTGTCCTACCTCAAGGACCAATCGAAACCGAAGAAGCGCAGGCAGAGGCAATGGCTGGCGCAGTTGGAGAAGAAAGGAAGGGTGCAGCGGTGAATAACTCCCCGCCTTCCTTGCCTTCCCTCCGCGAAGCAGGCAGAATCCACCTTACCCGTTCTACCTATCTCTGCCCCGGCCATGTGTCGGCAAGGTCCGCGTTGTGAGCAACAACGGGGATTTTTGGCATGGGTCGTAGAGGACCGAAACGACAGGACGGAGCGCGCGAGGCGAGCGGCAGGCTTTCCCGCAAGGCGCCAGACGTGATGGACCGCATCAACCAGAGGCTGGGCCGCGAGGAAAAGGCCGCGCTCCGTACGGGGGTGGAGGCGCGGGTGCGGCTCTTCGGTATCGACCCCCGCCACAGCCGCGACCAGATGCTTGGCTCATTTGTTGGGCGCCTCTGCCTCGGCAAGGAACTCACGCTGGCACAATACGATGCGGCTGTAGCATATCTCGAAGACTGGCATGCGAATGCGGCCGCAGTGCTGGCGCCCCGTCAGCCGGCCGCAACAAATCCCAACGCCGTTCGAGGGGCTTCCGGCGCTGACGAGGACGTGGCAGCCACGCGTCGGGCCATGGAGCGGTATCGATCGGCCAGGGCAGCGGTGCAACAGCGACAGAACGAATTGCGCGGGGCAGTGGCGCTCTACACTGCTCTAGATCATTGCGTCGTCAGCGATCGCGAGTTCCACCACATGGTTGGCTGGCTTCGGGAGGCACTGAACGCCTTGGCGCGGCATTACAAATTAGAGGCGAGGGCGGCTGATGCCGCTTGACCTTTCCGGCAAATCAGTGTCTTAGTTTTTACGCTGACGCGTAAAGCGTTCAGAACAGGGCTCGCCAGGTGCGGCCTCTTTTGATTCAGGTCGCTATCGGGAATGCTCGATGGCAGCGAGCGAGGCGCGGGTAGCTCCCATTCCTCGAAGTCGTCATCGGCCGGTGGCGCACCTAATTCAGTTTGAGGCTACGGAGCGGGCGCCGCCTTGGAAGAGGCGCCAACGGCAAACGATCCAGACAACGCCTCAATCCCTATCGAAGCGGCAGTACGGAAGGACGTGCAGGCGATCACCGCTGGCTTGCTAGATAGCGATGCGCTTATGCTAGGTGCTTGAAGCCGCCAGCAGCCGGTGTCGAAACCGGCCCGCTTCGATCGCGTTCAAGGCAGGGGGCCAATGGGGCATTCAGCACGCAGGCGTCACGATCTGGCGCGCATGAAGAAGAAGGCGCTCCGCGTCTTCCCTCACATGCTCACGGCGAAATGGGCCAACCATCTCAAGGGGTGCTCGTGTGCCATGTGCTGCAATCCCCGCCGGTCGCCCCTGTTCTCTGGCGATGCCCTGCTGACCATACAGGAGCGTCGTCACCCCACGCAGCCTAACCAGTGGAGAGAGGCATGATAGCCGCATGGATCATCATTGGGTGCATAGCACTCGCTGCGGCGGCCGCCATATGGGCCGTCTTTGGCATCCTCTAGCCGCCCCTCCTAACCCCACCAGATAAAGGGTGGAGAGAATGAGCCATCCTTTGCGCCTCATCACTCAGACCGAAAGCTGGAAGCAGGAAGTCCAGGTAGATGTTGTGACGCGCCTTCGCGAACTGCTGGCTATGGCAGAGGCCGGCGAGCTGCAAGGCATCGCGTACGCGGCTGCAACCACTGACAACATGATCGCAACCGGCTTCACCAAGAACAATGCGCAGTCTGCCATTATCGGCGGCCTAGAGCGCGTTAAGCACCGCATGCTTGCGGGCGAAGACTAAAGCAGGGCCCTCCTTTCGAGCCGAAGCGGACGTAGGCGAAATCTCAGCAATCCATGCGGTGCCCGGCCCTGCGGGTGAAAGCCCGGAAGAGGGCGAATGGATCGCGAGCCGCATCTATCCATCACAGGAGACTGAACATGAACAACCAGGCCCTCAAGGACTCTGGCCCTTCCTTCATTGGCGACCTTGCCCGCATGGGTGGAGATGTTGCGGCCAACATGACCAACGATACGCTCAAGGGCTCCGGCCCCAGCTTCCCGGCTGACCTGGCCCGCATGGGTGGCGGCGTCATTGGCCCTGCCATCACGGGCACGCCGGTTACCACGGCTACGGAGAATTCCGCCTATGCCGGTTTCACGGTCAAAGGCAATGGTGGGCGTGCTCCTCTGGTCTATGCGCTCGTCGGGACTTGGCCGGCTGGCATCTCGGTCAACTCCTCGACCGGTGCCGTCACTGGTACTCCGACCGAGGACGGTACATTCAATAACCTCTCGGTCAAGGTAACGGACGCCGATAGCAAGGTCGCGCAGATCCCCGCGTTCACGCTGACGGTTGCAGCGGCCTAGGGTCGTCTGAAGTAGGCGGTTGTAGATGGCGACGGGTAAGAAGACCGGGGGCAGGGCCAAGGGCACGCCCAACCGCACTACGGCCTTACTCAAGGAAGCCATTCTCGCGGCCGCTGAACGAACAGGCGGAGACGGGAAGGGTAAGGATGGCTTGATGGGCTATTGCAGCTTCCTCGCGGTCAACGAACCTAAGGCCTTTGCCCAACTCCTCGGCAAGGTGCTGCCCATGCAGCTTACGGGTGAAGACGGCGGCCCGATCAAGGTCACCCAAGTGCAGCTCGTCGCGTTGACCGAGAATGGCGACAGCGAAGGTTAGCCTTCCTCCAAAGCTGATCCCGGTGTTTTCGGGTGAGGCGGATGTGAGGGGGGCGTATGGCGGGCGCGGCTCGGGGAAAACTCGATCTTTCGCCAAGATGAGCGCCGTCAAAGCCTATATGTGGGCGGCGGCCGGCCGTAGCGGGCAGGTGCTTTGCGGTCGCCAGTTCATGAAGACGCTGGCCGATTCCTCTCTTGAGGAAATCAAGCAGGCAATCAAAGAAGAGCTCTGGCTTGCCGGCCACTTCGATATTGGTGAGACCTATGTGCGTACCAAGGGCCTGCCCGGCGAAGTCTACTATACGTTCATCGGCCTCGACCGGAATATCGATAGCGTCAAGTCGCAGGCCCGCATTCTCCTGGCGTGGGTCGATGAGGCTGAGCCTGTAACGGAAGAGGCTTGGACAAAGCTCATCCCGACGCTTCGTGAAGAGGATTCGGAACTGTGGGTGACCTGGAACCCTGAGCGCAAGAACAGTGCCACCCATAAGCGGTTCCGGGCGGCAAATGACAGCCGCTACAAGGTGGTGGAGTTGAACTGGCGCGACAACCCGCGCTTCCCCGCCATCCTCGAGCGTCAGCGCCAGCGCGATATGCAGCAGCGGCCCGATCAGTACGGGCACATCTGGGAAGGTGACTTCGTTACTGCGGTCGAAGGGGCGTACTTCGCGCAGTCGCTGAACGAGGCGAAGGCCGGCGGCAGAATAGGGCGCGTGCCGCCCGACCCGCTGATGACCCTTCGAGCGTTTGTCGATATCGGCGGCACCGGTGCGCGCGCCGACAATTTCGTCATCTGGATTGCCCAGTTCATTGGCAAGGAAATTCGCGTCCTCGATCACTACGAGGCGCAGGGACAGGACGCGGCAACGCACGTCGCGTGGCTTCGGGAAAAGGGCTACGACACCAAGCGCTGCCAAATCTGGTTGCCTCATGATGGCGAGAAGCAGGACAGCGTGTTCGATGCCTCATACGAGGGATTCTTTCGGCAGACTGGCTACAAGGTCACCGTGATCCCCAATCAGGGGAAGGGCGCTGCGAAGATGCGTGTCGAAGCCGCTCGCCGGTTGTTCCCGGCCATCTGGTTCAATGCCGATACCACGGAAGGCGGGCGCGATGCCCTCGGCTGGTATCACGAGAAAAAAGACGACGAGCGCGGTATCGGCCTCGGTCCCGAACATGATTGGTCTTCGCACAGCGCCGACGCTTTCGGCTTGATGTGCGTGGCCTATGAAGAGCCCAAAGCGGCGAACAATGACTGGGTATTCTCTGCCCGGAAGGTGGTTTGATGGCGCGATCTAAGGATATGGACGATACGCGCCTCGTTGGCATCGTTTCTGGCCTCGTGGCCGACGCCGAAGATTACCGCAACGACAGGTCCGCCGATCGCGACCGCATGATGGTCTTCTTCGACGGAGACGAGAAGAAACTGCAGCAGTATGTGCCGGCTGAGGAGGGGCGCTCGCATGTCGTCTCCCGCGATGTCCGCGCCGCCGTCCGTAAGGTGTTGCCGTCCGTTCTGCGCACCATCCTTGGCAATGACGAGATCGTTGAGTACCAGCCGGTAGGCGAAGGCGACGAAGACAGCGCGCAGCAGGCGACCGACTACGTGAACTATGTCGCATTGCCTGAATGCAACGGGCGCCAAGCGATTGAGGATGGCATCAACGATGCCATCCGCCTCCGCAATGGCGTCATCAAGTGGTGGCTACAGGAAGAGACCTGCGTTTCGTTCTCCCGCCACAGCGGCCTCGATGACATGGCATTCTCGCAGCTTGTCGAGGACGATGAAGTTGAGGTGCTGGAGCACACAGAGCGCCAGGTGTTCGTGGAAGTGGAAGGGCAAAATCTGCCGCTCACTGTCCATGATCTCAAGATCAAGCGCACGTTCACCAAGCGCCTGCCGACCATTCGCACGATTGCGCCGGAAAACTTTCTGATCCACTCGGAGGCGACCTCGTTCGATGATGCGATCCTGATTGGCGAGCACCTGCGCCTGCGCCGCTCCGATCTCATCCGCATGGGTTATGACCGTGATGTGATTGAGGCGCTGCCGCTGGCGGGCAGTGGCGAAACCTCGCAGGAAGTGGAGGAAGATACCCGCCGCCGCAATGTCCGCGACGACAGCAGCGCCGAACTGGCCAAGGCTACGCAGGAAATCGACTATTACGACCTGCTGGTGAAGCTGGACTACGACCAGGACGGCATTGCCGAGCTGCGCCGTATCGTTTTTGCCGGCGGTCTCGGTGAGGAAAACCTGCTGGAGAACGTCGAGCAGGACGAAATCAACTACGCCAACATCATCTCGGAGCGCCGCCCGCATCAGTGGGAGGGCAACTCAGTCTCCGACGAGGTGATGGAGGTGCAGAAGGTCAAGACCGTGCTGCTGCGGCAGACGCTGGACAACCTCTATTGGCAGAATAACCTTCAGCCCATCGTTCAGGAAGGGCAGGTTATGAACCCAGAGGCCGTCATTCGCCCCAAGTTTGGCGAGCCGATCCGGGTTGCCCAGGGAGTGGACGTGCGAGCCGCTATCGGCGCCAATATCGTGCCAATGGTAGCGGACAAGTCCTATGCCATGCTCGAATACATGGACCGGGAAGCAACCGATCGCACGGGCATCTCGGAAGCATCGAGTGGCATGGCTCCTGACGCGCTCCAGAACATGACCGCCAAGGCGACGGCGCTTGTCGAGCAGGCCGGCATTGGCCAAACCGAGATGATGGTTCGCTGCATTGCGGAGAGCCTGAAGCCGGTGTTTCGCGGCCTCCTGAAGCTCATCATCGACAACCAGGATATTCCCCGCACGGTGCGTCTTCGCGATGAGTGGGTGGAGTTTGACCCGCGCTCTTGGAATGCGAACATGGACGCGATCGTGAATGTCGGCCTCGGCGCCGGCACGCGGGAACGCGACATGATGATGATGCAGCAGGTTATCGGACTCCAGAAGGAAATCCTGTCCTCGATGGGGCCGGCGGTTGGGATGCAGTACGTCACCCCTGACAACGTCTACAACGCCATTGCCAAGCTGGTGCAGGCGGCTGGCCTCAAGACCGTTGGCCTCTACTTCACCAAGCCTGACCCGCAGGCGATCCAGCAGGCCATGCAGGCGCAAAGTCAGCAGCCCAGCCCCGAGCAGATCAAGGCGCAGACATCGCTTCAGGTCGAACAACTGCGCGGCCAGAACGCCGCCCAGATCGAGCAGATGCGCTCCGAGAACAGGCAGCAAGAGTTTACCGCCAAGATGGTGGCAGAGGCCAACAAGGAACGCGAACAGCGGGACGCCGATCTGCAAGTCAACATGGCTGAGTTGGCGCGTGAAAGCGAAGGGCGCCGCCAGCAGATGGTTGTCGATGCGCAGCAGGAAGCTGAGCGCAATCAGACGGAAATCGACAAGGCATTGATCCACCAGCAGACCGAGCGGGAGTGGATGCAGACGCAGCAGTCCATCACTGCGGCCAAAACCGTGGCGGATATCCAGAAGACGCAAGCGGCGGCTATCGGGAAGGCGCTTGATCGGCAGTCGGCACCAGAAGGCAATCGGCAGGGCAGGAGCGGGAAGTGATCAGCGATCGTGCTCGCGCCGCTCAGGCTGCGCTCGAAATCCCTCTGTTCATGGAACTGCTGGCCGACATGGAAAAGACCGCAGTTCAGGCGTGCATCAACGCCCCGTACAACGACCACGAGAAGCGGCAGGCGAGCGCCCTTGAGGCCCGCGCCGTTCAACAGCTTCGCTCACGGCTCGAAACCATCTCCCGAGAAGGACAAGCCGAGCCCGTGAGCCGCAAAGCGCCCGCATAGGGCCGGCGCACAACCCTCCTAGAGGACCAATGCCTATAGAAGCAGCCATGACCCCGGCTCCGGCCGGGAATGATAGCGTTCGCCCCTCGCTTACCCTAGACGACGCCTCCGAACTCGATATCCACGATCCCTCCGAGGACACCAACGATATCGAGCAGACGCCGCAGTCTGAGAGCGAGCCGGATGAGGCCGATGTCGGCCAAGAGTCCGATGAAATCGAAGCCAATGCGACCGAAGACGAAGATGACGCGACCGGTGACGAGGTTCCGGGAGAGGATGATACCTCGACCCCTGAGCCTGGTGATGACGTTGCAATCTCCGTTGGCGGCGAAAAGCTCACCTTGGGAGAACTCAAGAAGAGCTATTTCCGCGAGGCAGACTATACGCGCCAAAAGCAAGCCGTTTCCCAGAAAGAACGTGAACTTGGGGCGCTCGCAACCAGCGTGACCAACTCGGTCAACGCCATCGCTGATTACCTGACCAAAATGCTCCCGCCCGCGCCTGATCCCAATTTGGCGGTCACCGACGCGGCAGCCTATGTCCGTCAGCAGGCACTTCACCAGCAGGCCATGGCCAATATCTCGGAAGTGCTCAAGGCCGCCCAAGCCCCCAAGACCGCGACGAACCAGCTCACGCAGCAGCAGCATATGGACCTTCTCCAGGCCGAAACTGCCAAGCTTGCCGAAGCCTTCCCGCAGGTCGCTACGGCTGACGGTCACAAGAAGTTCTTCGACGCCGCTGCGGCGACGGCACGAGAACTTGGCTATTCGGATGCAGAAATTGGCTCGGCAACCGACCACCGGCTGTTCAAGCTGGCGCACTACGCGCGGCTTGGGCTTCAGGCAGAGGCCGCCCGCGCCAAGGCAAAGCTGAAGGTCGTGAACGTGCCACCGGTAGCGCCCAACAAGCGCCCGGCTGCACAGGATGCGACCAAACGTCAGGCAAATCGAAAAGCGGTGGATCGTCTCAAACGATCCGGCTCCCTCGATGACGCAATAAACATCGATTGGGACTAGCCGGAGTGCAATAGGAGGCCAATGTGGCCGCACTCGCTAATACCCAGCTTACCACGACCTCGGTAGGCAACCGCGAAGAGCTTTCGGATGTGATCAACATGATCACCCCGGAAGACACGCCGATCTACACCGACATCGGCACCGACACCTGCTCCTCGGTTCATCCGGAATGGGAAATCGATGAGCTTGAGCCGCCGGGCGAAAACATCCGCACTGAAGGTGATGAATATACCTACGATGCGGGCGATACGCCTGATCGGGTGGGCAACTACACCCAGATCATGCGCAAGACCGGCATCATCTCCGAAACGCAGGAGACGGTAAGCCAGGCCGGCAACGCCAACAAGGTGAAGCGCCAGAAGCTGAAGCGCGGTGTCGAGCTGCGCAAGGACGTGGAATTGGCCATCGTGACCAACAACGCGTCCGTGGCCGGCGCTACCCGCGAATTCGGCGGCCTGCCGACCTGGATCGAGACCAACGTGTCTCGCGGCGGTTCGGGCACCAACGGCGGATTCGACATCAATACCGGCCTGACTGTGGCCGCCGGGAACGGCACCCAGCGTGCCTTCACCAAGGACATCATGGATGATGTGATGAAGCAGGGCTACGAGAGTGGCGCCAACTTCCGCAACGTCTACGTGTCGCCCTACGTGAAATCGGTGTTCGTCAAGTTCATGTCGGATGCCAACGTCGCTCCGTTCCGCTATGCGGTTTCGGACGGTGAGCGCAACTCTATCGTCGCGAACGCCGACATCTACGAAGGCCCTTACGGCAAGGTCTACATCAAGCCCAACCGCGTGATGAGCACCGCCGCGACGGCCCGCAATGCCTTTTTTGTCGACACCTCAATGCTTTCCTTCGCGTGGCTCCGCAAGATCCACGAAGACAAGGACGTCGCTCGCACTGGTGACGCCAAGAAGTTCGTTCTGATCGGCGAGGGCACACTGAAGGTTCTCAACGAAGCGGGCATCGGCGTTGCCGCCGACCTCTTCGGCATGACCGCCAGTACCTGACGATTCACACTGAGTTTTCAGTGTGCTAGAAATAGCGAACCGGACGGAGACGCCAATCTCTGCCCGGTTCTCACCATAGCCGCAAACGTACGAGGTTCGCGAATGGCTGCTAAAGCCCTACCAGCACAAGACGTGCTACTTCAACTGCTTTCATATGACCCCGAGACGGGTAAGCTGTTCTGGAAGGAGCGCGGCCCTGAGTGGTTCGCAGACGGCAAAATGTCAGCCGTTTCTCGCTCTAGAATTTGGAATGCCCAGAACAGTGGCGTTGAAGCATTCACCAGCCTGCTCGGCAAGCATGGGCATAGGTGCGGATATATATGGAATGTCCAATATCTTGCCCACCGAGTTATATGGAAAATGGAGTTCGGTGACGAGCCGAAGGTGATCGACCACTCTGACGGTGACGCCTCGAACAATCGCCTGAGCAATCTCCGCAATGGAACATCTTCCGATAATCAGAAAAATCGGAAGCTCCCGAAAAACAACACCACTGGCTTCCATGGTATCTGGAAAGATGCGCAAGGAAGGTGGCGAGCAGAGATCAATACGAGAGGCCGGCGAATTTCGCTGGGGTCGCACGAAACGAAGGAAGCGGCAATTGAGGCTCGCAAAGCGGCAGAGCGGAAATACGGCTTCCATCCCAATCACGGGCGCTCTGCTTAGCGTCTAGTACCCATAAAATTCAAACCAAGGCGGTTCTTCGGAGCCGCCTTTTCTCATGGAGAAAGCAATGTCTGATCTCAAAGCCGAGGCCGAAGAGCTTGGCATCAAAGTCGATGGCCGCTGGAGCGATGAGCGCCTTCAGCAGGAAATCGACAAGGTTCTTGCCGGCGAAGGCGAAGCAGCCCCGCAGCCCTTCGGCGGCAAGGGTGACCATGACGGTGACGGCAAGGTTGGCGGCGCTGCCCCAGCACTGATCCCGGTCATGGTCAAACGAGACTTCTGGGACGCTTCTGGCGAACGTCACCGCAAGGGAACGATTGTCGAAGTGACCTATGAAGCGGCGCTCGATGGCGTCGAGGCCGGCGCACTGACGCGGGTGAAATAATGCTGGCGTCGTCGGTTTCCAGAGAAGTGCGAGATGGTGGCTGGGTTCTCTTCGATTGGGACCCAGTGACCGGTCGCACGGTCTGGCAATGCCATGACGATGATGGCAACCCGGTATTCCGCGTGGATACGCCCGTTACAGCTACGATCGAGCACAACGCCCAGGTTCGCAATGCCACGCCTGATGGCTGGAAAGGCGACTATCACCGTATCGCCAGCGTCCCCATGCAACTTCTCTATGACAAGAACGTGGGGCTGAATACGGCGATCCAGCAGGGCGATGACCGCTATCTCAGCCGCTGGCTGAACGACAGCGACAATGCCGCCTGGCGCACGAAAGAGGGGAGGGTCTAATGCCCGCTCTCAACGACTACCTCGACCTGCGTTTCGCTGTTTCCGACCTCGTCGGCTCCCGTGAACTGTCCGACATCATGCCCAGCCTCGTCTTGCAGGCTGAAATCGTCCTCAATCGCCGGCTGCGCACGCAGTGGCAGGTCAAAACCGTCACTCCGGCATGGGTGGGCAATGAAGCGCCTTTGCCTGCTGACTTCCTCCAGCTCGCGTATCCCGATGATCGGCTCTATGTCCTCAACGGGATGCTTTACCGCAAGCCCCACCGGGCCTGGCCCGATGGCATCGCGTACTATGCAGCGCTTCCCACGCTGACCTCTGCATCCTCGGCTTCAAACTGGCTGCTGGAGCAGGCGCCTAATGCCTATCTGTTCGCCGTCGCCTATCAGGCCGCCAAGCACCTCAACAATCCAGAATTGGCCACCGGCATGGATCATGCCCTCACCGGCGAACTGATGGCCGTGAAAGTGGACGACGAGCGGGCGCGCTACAGCAATCACTCGGTCAAGGTCGCGGGGTGTGTGCCATGACGCTGCTCACGATCGCGCAGACCGTAGCCATTAATGCCAGCATCGAGCCGCCTGACTCTGTGCAGACCGCTGATGATGACACCGCCAAGCTGGTGCAGTTCATCAACGAAGCCGGGCAGGAATGCACGCGCCGGGTGGATTGGTCGAATCTGCGCAAGGGCATCAACGTGCCCGGAACCGGGTTTGATGCACCCTATGACCTCCCGTCCGACTATATGCGTCTTGTGCGTGGCATGTCTGTAGCGGTCGGGATGATAGCGGTTCGAGGCGGCCTGAGTGCCGATGAATGGTTTTCCATCGAACAGCAGATGGGGACGCCGCGATATTATCGGATGTCGGGCAAAACCATCTCGTTTTATCCCTATCCGGCAGAGGCCATGACGGTTCGGCTTCAATATATTTCCAGTTGGTGGGTGTTTGGCGACAAAGCTGAGATGAGCGCGAACGGAGATAGAGCGCGTATCGATGAGAACATGATTGCAAAAGGCGCGATCTGGCGGTTTCGCCGCCATATTGGCGCCGACTATCAGGACCAACTTGCCGAGTTCGAAGCTGTTCTTGCCGATAGGGCCGCCGCAGACAGTGCGGAGCGGCTTCCATGACTTTTATTCGCCCAGCGCGAGCCGAAGGCCGCCCTTCTGCCAAAAAGCCGAAGGTTTACCAGGCATACTCTTTCCCGGCGCCCACCCTTGGATGGCTCTCCAACAACAACCTGGCTATGTCCATGCCGGGCGGTGCCTACGTGCTGGAGAACTGGTTTCCGACGCCCACTGGCGCCATTATGCGCCGCGGAAAACAGAAATATGCGACCCTAGGGGCGGGCAATCTGCCTGTGCGATCGCTCTTTGCCTATATCGAGGGCAACAATCGCAAGTTGTTCGGGTCAACCGACGCTAACATTTTCGATATCACCTCCGTCAACCAGCCCAACAACGCAATCATCGCTACGGAAGACGATGACATGCTGGAGACTGAGGATGACGACACGATCGGGTGGGGCTCGACGGACGGTCTCGATGTCTGGCCGAATACCGAAGGACGCTGGATCGTTGTTCAGTTCGAAACGGCCGGCGGCACTTATTTGCGCGGGGTCAACGGAGCCGATACGCCGTTCGTGTTCGACGGCACGGACTTTAGCACGACACCCGCCATCACCTTTCCCACTCCTGTCACCTTGACCCCTGATGTTCTCTCCTACGTGTGGGTCTACAAGAACCGGCTCTTCTTCCTGGAAAAGGGTACGACCAATGTCTGGTATCTGCCGGTCGGGCAGTTGGCAGGAGAATTGAAAAAGCTGCCCATGGGCGGCGAGCTACCGCGCGGTGGCACCCTGGTTTACGGTGCGAGTTGGTCGCAAGATGTAGGCGACGGCCTCAACGAAATGTGGATCGTGGCCAGTTCTGAAGGCGAAGTTGCGGTCTATCAGGGCGACAATCCTGACAGCGCCGAGTCATGGGGCAAGGTCGGAGTGTATCGCGTAGGAAAACCTCTTGGTGATCGCGCTCATGTTCAGATCGGTGGCGACCTTGCCATGGCGACAGATGCCGCCTTGGTGCCGCTGACGCAAGCCTTGCGTCGAGATTATAGCGAACTGGCAGCCTCAAGCTTTTCCTCGCCCATCGAGGCGGCGTGGCCGGAGCAGGTACAGAGCCGCCCCGGCGAGCGCTGGGAAGCCGTTCTGTGGACCGACAAGCAAATGCTCGTCGCCGCGCTTCCGCGCTTTGAGAATGTGCCTGATGGTATGCTGGTGATGAACTCGCGTACCGGGAAGTGGGGATATTTTACGAACTGGCAGGCCAACTGCCTGGCGGTGTTCGATGGGCGGCTGTTCTTCGGCTCAGATGATGGCGCGGTCTATGAGGCCAACGTAACAGGCACCGATGACGGCGTGCCCTATACCGCCGCCTATGTTCCCATGTTCGACCAGATGGAAGCACCCGGGCACAAGACGATGACCATGGCTCGCGCCGTGCTCAAGACGGCCCATGATATCGTTGAGCGTATCGCCAACCAGACTGACTTCACTGTCAGGCTACCGGCCGCACCCGGCGCTTCACGACCTGCATTCGGCTCGTTCTGGGGCTCCATGATCTGGGGCCAGGATCGCTGGGGCGGTGCGCCGGAAAAGCGCATCGTGCAGAAGTGGCGTTCGCAGTTCGGGACGGGGGAAGTGCACGCCCCGGCTGTGATGATTACCTCTGGCTCGGTCACGCCACTGGATGTTGAGCTTATCCGCGTCGACGTGGCGTTTACGGTGGCGGACCCGATAACGTGAGGTGGCTTTCACCGGAGATTGCTGACGGGAGCGCGACCGACGCCCTCGGGCTTTGGTGCGCCTCAAGATTGGGGCTGCCGCGTCCGTTCGAGAACTTCGCGGCGCTCGGGGTCTTCGAGGGAAACGAGCTAAGCGCTGTTGTCGTCTATCACAACTGGTATCCCGAAAATGGCGTCATGGAATTGAGCTGCGCGAGCACCAGCCCCCGTTGGATGACGCGGCCGGTCCTGCATGAAATGTTCTCGTTCCCATTTGATCGACGCGGCTGTCAGCTCGTCGCAATGCGGGTTTCCGAACACAACCACACGGCAGAGGGCAGGGGGCTGCTGCGCATGTCCCGTGCCTATGGCTTCGAAGAGCATCGCATTCCTCGCCTGCGCGGCCGCGACGAAGCAGAAATCATCTTTACCCTGACGGATGACGCCTGGCGCGCCAACGGGTTTCACAAGGAGCATAGGAATGGGTAAAGCCCCCTCCGCACCTGATCCGAAAGAGACGGCTTCCGCCTCTACCGGCACCAACGTTGCGACCGCCATTGCCAACACTATGATGGGCAATGTCAATCAGGTCACACCGGACGGCTCACTCAGCTACAGCCAGAGCGGCAGCTACAAGTTCACCGACCCCTACACGGGGCAGAGCTACGACATTCCGACTTTCACGGCCACCCAGACGCTTTCGCCCGAGCAGCAGGCCATTGCCGACCAGGTGAACGCTGCCAAGGGCAATCTCGCAGGTTTGGCCAACACGCTCAGTTCCAATGCGTCCGAGAGCCTTTCGCAGCCCTTCCAGTTCAACAATTCGGATGCTGAACAGTGGGCCTATGACCTGGCCTCGCCGCGCATTCTCAAGCAGCAGGCGGCGAACGACGAAACACTCCGCACCAAACTCCTGAATTCGGGCATTCGCGAGGGCACGCCAGCTTGGAATGCAGAGATGGAGCGGCTGACCAATGCGAACTCCGATCAACTGAACCAGCTCGCGCTTTCCGGTCGGTCGCAGGCCTACAGCGAGGCCCGCGACAAGTACACGTTACCCGCCAACATGGTGACGGGGCTGCTCTCAGGTTCGCAGGTTAGCCAGCCCAACTACGTCAATACCAATATGCCGCAAATCCCGACGACTGATACGGCGGGCATCATCAACTCGAACTATCAGCAGCAACTTGCGGCATGGCAGCAGAACCAGGGCATCCTTGGTGGCCTCATGGGCGGCGTCGGCACCCTGTTGGGCGCCCCCGCTTCCAGCATCGGAGGCAAGCTGATCGGCCTTTCCGACAAGCGGACGAAGAAAGACATCGAAAAGCGCGGCGAGATCGATGGCATGCCGATCTACGACTTCAACTACCGCAGCGAACCGGATGGAGTTCCCAAGCATACCGGGCTGATGGCGCAGGATGTCGAGAAGGTGAAGCCTGACGCGGTGATCAAGCGGAACGGCCTGATGTACGTGGACTACGGCAAGGCCCTCAAGAAAAGGGTGGCATAATGGCGAGCTACATTTTCGGCGGGAACACCGGTGAGACGCCAGAGAGCGTCCGGCAGAAGCGCCAACTGGCTGATATGCTTCTTGGGCGCACTCAGGGCGCGAAGAACTGGGGCGAGGGCTTTGGCGCGATTGCAAGCGGTCTAGCTTCCCGATGGAATCGTGAGGCCGCCGACGAAGGCGAAAAGGCCGGCATGGCTTCGGCAATGGCGGGTTGGCAGGATGCTGTTCGCCGGGCCTTGGGAGGCGATACGTCTTCTCTGGCCAGCTTCGGTGGAGGCGGCGTAGCCGTCCCGCAGTCGGCCAATGCCGACATGATCCGGCAGGGCCTTCTTGACCGTGGGCTGTCACCGCAGGTGGCGGACGCGTTCATGATGAATTTTGCGGATGAAAGTTCGCTCAACCCGAGCGCCAATGAAGCTTCGCCGCTCGTTCCCGGCTCGCGCGGCGGCTTTGGTCTCGCGCAGTGGACCGGCCCGCGTCGACAGGCTCTCGAAGCCTTCGCCGCTCAACGTGGCGCGCCCGTAGGTGATGTGAATACGCAGCTCGACTTCCTCATGAGCGAGTTGGGCGGTCCAGAAGCGTCGGCCTATCAAGCCATTCAGGCTGCGCCGGATACTGGTTCTGCTGCGGCGGCGATTGCCCGAAACTTCCTTCGCCCGGCTCAACAGCATCTCGACGCGCGCGTGGCAAAGTATATGGGCGGCGGCAATTCCGCTCCTACGCAGGTCGCCAGCCTTGACCCGAGCATTGGCATGCCAACTTCTGCCCCGCAGATGACTGCCCAGCCGCAAACGCAGGCCGTTACGCCTCAGGTAGCCCAGACGCGGACGGCGCCTCAGCCGGTCGCTCAGGCTGGCGGGAACGCCGATTTGCAGTACCTGCTTTCTGTCGCAGGCAACCCGTGGCTCACGGACGGCCAGCGCTCCGTTATTGGCACCCTGATCGAGCAGCAGATGCGGCAGCAAGACCCTATGCGTCAGTTGCAGATGCAGCAGGCGCAACAGGGACTTGAGAAGGGGCAGCTTGAGATTAATGCCTTGCGCAACCCGAAGGCCGACCCCGGTTACCGCGTCCTGACCAAAGAGGAAGCCGCAACCCTCAATCTCCCCGATGGCGCCTATCAAGTTGGCCCCGATAATAAGGTTTACGAGATAGGTGGTGGCGGTGTGAACGTGAATGTAGGTGGTGACGGCCAGCGGATGGGGACTATTCCTGCCGGGATGGCCGCCGTAGAAGACCCAACGAATCCATCTGGTTTCCGTCTTGAACCCATCCCGGGAGGCCCGGTAGCGGCAGAAGCTGCGGCGGCAGCTGATAAGGCCGGAATGCGCGACGACATGTCGACTGTATCGTCAGACACCGTCATCGCCCAGGCGGCCAAGGCGCGGGAACTGATTGGCCCCATGACAACCGGTGCTGGCGGCTGGATTTTTGGCAATCTGCCTTTCAGCGATGCCGCCGACATGTACCGCTACGTTTCCTCTCTAAAATCGACAGCCGCAGCTGAGAACATCAATCAGATGCGTCAATCCAGCCCAACAGGCGGCGCACTTGGCAATGCCTCTGATGCCGATATCAAGTTGCTTCAGGATAAGGCCGGCGCTCTCGATCCGGCTTCCCCCCGGTTCCCTGAAATGCTGGACGACTACGAGCACACGCTGTTGCGCATCATCCATGGGCCGAAAGCCGGGGATGAAATCTTCTCGAAGTCGAGAGGCGAGGTTCGACAGCCATCTCAATCGGCCACCGATCCCGGAGCAAAGCAATCAGCCCCAGGAGATATCGAAGACATTTTGAAGGGGTATGGGCTGTGATCGACGCCAAGCAAAGACGACTGGATCAAGAGGCAATGGAGGAGGTTATGCGTCGGCAGCTTTTGCTTCGAGCATCTCTCGGTAAGCCCGAAGCGTCTCAATCGTTGCCGAATGTCCGCCCTGAAGCCGCATCGCCTTTTCAATCTCAATGATGCGCTCAGGAAGTCCGGGGATGTCGGGTAGCGAGTTGAGCAACATGCTCAGCATCAGGCGGACCCCGTGCAATTCGCCCTGCAATTCTAAAAGTGTGTCGTTATCCATGAGCCCTCCATGCTCCGCATAATTGGAGCTTTTCCTATCGGAGTCCAGAATGGCCACGCTTGAACAGCTAGCGGAAGGTATCCGGCGGGCTCATGCTGCCGGCGATACCGAGAACGTGCAGAAGCTCGGGGCCGCCTATAGGGCGATGCAAGCCGAGGCATCTGCCGGCGGCTCAGCTGCCGCGCAGGCTAATGACCCTTACTTCACCGATCTTCCTGTACCGGGAACCGCATCCCCTATGGAGGCACCGCCAGAAATGAAGGGTGGCACAGGGCCGTTGGGGAACGTGCTGCAAGGGCTTTCTGGCGTGAATGAAGGTGTGGCCAGCCTCCTGAGCCTGCCTAACACAGTGGAGCTGGGGCTACGGTCGATTGGCCCCGCTACCGTGAACGCTCTTGGCGGCGATGTCGCCATGCCGCAAGAGAGCTGGTTCCCAGATGCTGGCGCCAGCTTTCGCCGTCTAGGAACAGAAATCGGGGCAATCAAGCCTGAAAGCTCGGACCCAACCGATAGGTTTGTTCGGCGTGTAGGTCAGGAGGTTGGTGCAACGCTAATTCCTGCGTTGGGAGTGCCCGCAAAGGGAGCGGCGCTAGCCTCTGCGGCCGGCAGTGGGGTTTTTGCCGCAACCGCGCAGCAAGTGGCACCTGGCAACGATACTGCGGAGACGATCGCTCAACTGATTGGCGGAGGTAGTCCGCTGTTCATCGCCAACAGCCGTGAGCGTGCTGCCATGCGCAAGGCAGCGCCGAGCATTGAAGAGCTTCGGACGCAGGCTGGCGGTCTATACGATGCCGCGAAGGCCAGCGGGGTTACGTTTCCGCAGACGGCTGTTAAGTCTGCGGTTGATGACATAACTGCTCGCGCACTAAGCGAGGGGCTTGATGAAACTCTGCATCCTGGCGCGGTTTCGGCGCTCAAGCGCCTTCAAGTCGCCTCGGGTACGGGGATGACAGCGCAAGATGCGCAGACCATCCGTAGAGTGATCGGAGGGGCGGCTGGGAACCCAACCAATCCCGATCAGTCGCGCATTGCGGGTATCATGAAGCGCATGTTCGATGACGAAATTACGAGCGCGATCCCAGAGCTTGCCCCGGCTAATGCGTTGTATGCGCAGGCCAAGAAAGGGCAGATGGTCGAGGACGCATTTACTCGGGCTCGGGACACCCTAGGCGTGAACTACAACAACGCTGGGATGGTAACCGCTCTGCGGCGAGAATTTAAGCGGATGATCGACAACCCACAAATGGCACGAGGCCTATCCCAGGCTGAAACAGACGCCATTCGGGCGTTTGTGCGCGGCGGTCCAGTCGAGAACGTGCTTAGGTGGGCAGGCCGCCACGCGCCGACCGGAACGCTGTCCTTCGGATCAACAATAGGGAGCGGAGCTGGCCTAGGCTTCCTCGCAGGCAGTCCGACTTTGGGTGCTGCGGCAGTCGGTGGCCTCGCTGGCGGAGGTATTGCAGCTCGTGCCGCTGGCAATGCCATGGCGATGAAGACGGCCGAAGAGATCAGCGCGATGCTTAGGGGAGGAACTGGCCCCATTCCAAGGATTGCGCCGAATACCGCGCAAGCGGCAGCGGCAGCTGGTATTGGGCAAGCATCAAACCAGAACGACAAGGTGACGCAGGAAATCATCGATCTGTTGATGGGTGGGCAGACCCAGGCGCAGTTGCGCGCTACGGCGCTTAACTAATCCACTTTCCAGTATACCAGCGCTTCCATAGCGCAAGAACCGCCATTGGCGCCAACGCGATGGCGAAGGTCAGCACGAGCGCGCCAACGCCAGACCCTCCAGGCGGCGTCGTGGTGGCCGTGCGAAAACACCACCAACACGCCCAGCAAAAGCAGGCGACCCAAACAGCATTATAGATGTAGGTCGCGCGGCTTCGATTGTTTTTGAGCTCGTCAGGGCCAGATTGCTTCATAGGAGACGCATATCACGCCTCGGTATCTTGCGCCAACGTCACTGACCGAGTGCTGATTAGTGCGAGTTCGCCGCGTCCTATTGGCCCAAGGCGTGGCATGCTACCCTCTGCTTCTCCAAAAATCGGCTGGTTCTGAGTGGTCAGCACTTTGATCTCGTCGGCGTCGATGGATGGCGACCAGTCCGAATAGAAGCCTGAAACACCGCGTGCAGAGAACCGAACCTGATCGGCTAAGCCGTTGGCGAAAGTCCACAGGTATCGATCGTAGGTGGCTCTTGGCACCGTCCAATAGAAGTGGACGGCGTCATCAACCAATTCTTGGGTGAAGTCCATCTCGACTATGTATGAAGGACACCCCCAGGCGCTGCACTCCTGCTCATCGAAGTTGTCGCTGGGGGCTATGTCCAGCGTAAAATTTTCTATCCGACGATCAGTGCCGAACATTCTGTAAGTGGGATGGCCCGTCCACGGGCGGCTGCGCAACGCGACTGTCGGTTGCAGTATCGCCTGGATTACGCGCGTCTCCGCAAACTCCTTTGGGTGCGGCCGCCCGAGCCCATTTGATATCTCATAGTGAGTGAGATCGGAAATCGTAAGCTCACTGGAGAAAAAGAAGAGCGTGTGAGGCCAAGGAATGCGCTCAGACCCCACCTGCTGGCCTGCGTGGTCGACTTCAACGATAGCGTGAGAGTACAAATTTGGAGATGCTATTTCACCCCCGGTTTTTAACCGAAGGGTTCGTTCCAAAGTGCTTTCCATTCGCCCCTCATGTTCTCCGTTAAATCAAGCAGATCGGCGGGAGAGAAGTCTAGCGGAGAGTGCCAATTTCACCACGCTGTCAATGCCAGTGGAGTGGTCAGCGTGGTGACGGGTTTCTATGCGACTTGGTCCAAGACTGGCACGTCGCTCACATCGACATCATGCTCTGCATGCCAAACATCGTAAGCAGCCTGCATCCTCACCCAGAATCCTGCGCCATTGCCGAAGAGTTTCCCGAGGCGAACAGCGACCGCAGGGGAGACTGGCTTGGCCTCGTTGAGGATATCGTAAAGCTGCTGGCGAGAAATGCCGAGCATATGGGCGATGGCCGTCTTGCTCCGGCCAGTGGCGGGAATGATGGTGGTCGCCAACAGCGCCCCTGGGTGGGTCGGGCAGCGGTCACCTCGCGTGGCAGCATAAACAGGCATCGTTCGTTCCAATCGATCAATCAGGGGCGGGTGTTGCCCTTAGTCAATGGTACTGCTCGAAGTCGACGTTGGTTGCATCCTGGTCGTCGAATTCGAATGTTACACACCACGGCCCATTGACGTGAACTGTGTAGCGTGTGGGATCGAAGCCATTCAGAGGGTGAAAGTCGAACCCTGGGAGCTTCATCTGTTCAGGGGCAGATGCCGCATCGAGAGCGTCAAGGCGCACAATGATGCGGCTATGAAGCTTCTTATCGATCTTGGCTGTCGTCCCTTTTTCGAACAACTCGGCCAACCCCTTGTTTTTGAAGCTTCTGATCATGGCTCTATGTAAGCTGACCGCTTACGTCTGTCAATGACTAGTTTACACATGCCCATCCAAAAAACGTCCGTAGCCTCGGTCTCAAGCCGGGGCTTTTTCTATGGAGGCCTAAGTGCCCGACGATACAAACGGCAATTACACCAAACCTGATGGCACGACTGCGGTTGACGGCCAAGTTGCGATGGCCTCGCAGCACAATCTTTTCGTCAATGATGCTGCTGCGGCTCTATCTCGGCGCCTGTTCGCGGACGGTAGAAAACCGTGGATTGGCAACCAGAATGCCAATGGCTTTAAGGTGACCGGTGCTGCTGTCGGTACCGATCCCGCTGACTATGTAACTGTCGCCCAATTGCAGGAAGCTATTGCAAGCATTTCCGGCGTTCCCACTGGCGCCCTTGTCATCATGACTGGTACGCAGATACCAGCGGGCGGCTATGCGATTTTAAACGGACAATCCCGCTCTCGAACCGACGATGCGGATTTGTGGGCCTATGCGCAGGCCAGCGAAAACCTGGCATCGTCGGAGGGCGCGAAGACAGCCGGTCAGTTTGGTCCCGGCGATGGGTCAACTACTTTTACGCTTCCCAATCTCTATGCTGATGGCGGCTATTTCATCCGACCCATCACGTCTGGGAGAGGGATCGGCACTTCTCAGGCTGATGAGGTGGCATCTCACGCACATACCGCCGTCATTAGCCCGGCTGGCAAGCATTCACATACTTATTCGGCCTATGGCGGCGGCTCCGGCGGAGGAGTTGTTCCGAGTGTGGAAAACAGGCTCGCTCTTTTCAGCTTTCAAACCAGCGAAGCGCCAGATCACAGTCATGCGGCGACCATCAATGCCACTGGCGGGGCGGAAACGCGCCCAAAGAACATCGCCTACCCGGTTCTGATCAAGACCTAACCCTCTCTTCTGCATTTCTGTCCGTTTTCGCCGCCCTTCGAGGCGGCTTTTCTATTTGGAGAACCCGCATGGCTGGTGATCTCGTTCGCCCCAAAGACCTGCCTCCCAACTCGACCATCAACCCGAACGCGCGCATTCCTGCCGATGACGGCGCAAAGGTGTACGGCCCGACTCTGATTGAGGCGGTGAACCAGGCGCGCCCGTTTGCAAATCAGGCCGAGGCAGAAGCCGGGAGCAACACGACAAAGGCGATGAATACCAAGACCGTTAAGCAGTCCATCGCTTACGAAATCGGCCGTACGATTGCCTCAGCAAGCCAAGGCGCCAAGGCGGATACTGCGATTCAATTGGGCGATCTCGCCCCTGTGGCCACGACCGGAGACTATGCCGATCTCACTGGAAAGCCTGCGCTAGGGACTATGGCTTTCGAAGATACCACTGCATGGACGCCCATTGATCAGGCGCTGCCGCCTGGTGGTGATTCGGATCAGGTGCTCTCTAAGGTGTCTGCTGCCGACTATGACGCGCAATGGGTGACGGTCTCTGCCGTTGTCCCAGACGATGGTGTGACTGAGCCCAAGCTTAATACGTCGCTCACCCTAAGTATGGCCCCGGCCGTCACCAGCAAAACGGCGCTGAAGGCACTGAACACCTCTCGGTACACCACCGCGTTTCTGGCGGCCGCTGGTCTTGAAGGCATGTTCACTTGGCAGGGTTCTGATGTTTCGGGCGAGATGCTTGGGCCTGTCGTCACCAGCACTGCGGTCAACAGCGGTACCGGTACGATCACCAAAGTCGCCCATAACCTGACACTGGGCGAGGCCGTGATCGTCACCAGCACGGTCAATGGTCTGAGCACGAACACGCTCTATTGGGTCATCCGGGTCGATGCCGACAATTTCAAGCTGGCTACCTCGCTGGCGAATGCGCGGGCTGGAACGGCTGTCACCCTGACGGGGACTGCGAACTTCACGGTGCGGCAGCATCGGGACCCCTATGAAGGCGCCTATGTCCCGAAGAGTGTGGACATCACTGGCGCATCCGGCGCCTGGGTTCGTCCTGAGATCGGCACGGGTGCCGGCAAGGTGTCGTGGTTCGGAGCCGTATCATATCCGTCAAAGGCCGCGGCACTAGCCGGTGTCGGCTCCGGCAATCAGATCAACGCGTGTGCCGAGCTTTTTCCGTCCGTCGATCTAGGCATTGGGTTCCTGTTGGTCGATGAGACGGTGCGGGTCAAGACCTTCGTTTCTGGCGTCGACCCGCTACCGTCCGGCACGCACTTTTTTGGCCGCAACAACTACGATACCCGGCTGGTGGCAGCCAATGGACTGAATGCTCCGGTTCTGGACACCAATGGGGTTTCCTCCATTGGCCTGTCGAACTTTGGCATCGAGGGCAACGGCGTCAACAACACGGGGGCAAGCACCCTCCTTATTCGGAACAGCTATTATGGCTTCATTCATGAGGTGCGCGTTCTCGATGGCGCAGCATCCCATGCCGCGATCTATTCGCAAGGTTCGAACAATATCACCTATACCACGGTGTTTGCGTCAAACTGTCAGGGGGCAGGCTGGTTTCTTGATGCCAACTCGCGGCACAACGTCTTTACCACCTGCGGTGCGGAGGATTGGAACCTTGGCGGGGCGACCGCTGGTGATGCAATTTGGGGTTGGACCGACAACGGGTCGAACAACTACAATGTCAATACATGGCTTGAAAACCGAAACGGTCTCGCCACCGATTGCGCCTACCGCAGTAACAATCGTGATAACACCCTTGAACATGTTGAGATTACCGCTGGGGCGCAACCATTTGCCATCGGCATCCAACTCGGAGCATCGTCTGATCGCTGTCGTGTCATGAACCCTCATTTTGGTGGAACTGGTGGCGTCACCGCGCCTGTGGTGCTGTTGGGCACCAACAAATATCGGGAACTAGTCAACCTTTTCACTCCCGCAACCGATGTCACCAATACTAACACAGATGCGACATCGCTTATTCGACGCGGCAACCAGATTTTCGATCTGGCAGCACTTCAGACGATAACCTCTACGAACGGCGCCTCAGGCCTGCGCCTCGATATCTATGGCGGTAGTACAAACCTGCTACGCATTCAGAATGCCGGCTCCACGGCGTGGGAGGTCGCTGGCTCGAACCACCTGCTGCCCGGTACCAATAATGCGTCCGATATCGGCAACGCGTCCCGTCGAGTGCGGGAAATTTTTGCAGTAAACGGGACCATCAACACATCTGACCGCGACAGCAAGCGGGACATCGGCGTAATTTCAGACGAATGGCTTGACGCTTGGGCCGATGTTGAATGGGTCCGCTTCAAGTTCAAGGAAGCCGTGACCGACAAGGGGGAGGGTGCCCGTTGGCATGTCGGCCTTGTCGCCCAGCAGGTTATGGAGGCGTTCGAGGCTCATGGGCTGGACGCCTTTGAGCTGGGGCTTCTGTGCTTCGATGAGTGGGGCGATGAGTTTGACGAAGACGGCAACGAGATCGTCTCGGCCGGTTCGTCCTATGGCGTGCGCTATTCAGAAGCCGAGGCCATGGAGGCAGCGTATCAGCGGCGCCGGCTCGATCGGTTGGAAATTGCTATGCAGCAGCGGCAGATGCCCGTTCCCGACTAACTAGCGTGTCGAGTGCTTTCACCAATGGCTTAGCAACATGGCGCCCGATCGGCTTCTCAATTGCCGCATGGACCAGCCAGCTTGCCAAGAAAACCAACACAGCTA